GCCTTGGGGTCAAGCACCCACTCACCGTAATAGGTTTGCAAACGCTGGCGCACGAGTTGCGAAATCTCCTTGCTGTCGAACGCCATGGCGAGATTGCCATCCGGCTCAAGGTACAGGTCGTGCGCGAGTGTCTCATTCTTGATGTGCTTCATGCCGAAGCACAGGTATTTAGGTTTGGTCGCCATCAGTCATCGCCCGGATTTGGGTCAGGGCCAATAGTCGGCGCATGACTCATGATGATCTCGGTGGCGGTCACCGACACATGCACGATGCCACTCTTCTGAAACTTGATCTGCGCGCACTTCCCCTTGCGGCAGATCGCGCGGAATTCATCGCTGTGCATGACGATCACCTCGCCATCAAAGGCGACCGACACATCCTCCTTCAGATGACGTAGCTCCGTTTTCTTGGTGTTGAATTTTTCAATCTTGTTCTTCTTGTCCACCAGCGCACCCGGCTCAAAATGTGCGTCCGACAAGCTCTGCATCCTGTTGCTCTGCGCCGACTTCGCTTCGCCAGTGTCGTACCAGTCGTCCATGTTGCGACCGGCCATGACGATACGTCCGGGGTCCTTCGCGTTCACTGGCCACGTCAGCGCAGCGCCGCCACCGCGCGGAAAAACGACCGGCACCTTCTTCAATTCAGGAATCGGAAAGTCTTTTCCATTGAGCTTCGGAACGTGCATGACCTTGACCGTCGCGGTCTGCGTGGCAGCGTCAAAGTCAACGATCTGCGCAGGCAGCGCGGTCTGGATGTCGTTGCGCTCAGTATGCGCGGCCTGCGAAGCAATCGCATTCGACTGGCCGCGTGCCGTCTTGCCGCGTAATCCAACCATCACTTTGGTCCTACTGCTTCGATGTGAGATTCAAATTGCCCGTCCTTATTGTCGCCGACATGAGTCAAGGAACTGATGTTGTAAGTCCCGCTGCCAGCACCGGAGGTCCCCGGCTGAAGATTCGGCAGGTTCTTGTGACGGTCGAGCGTGTCACTCTCAACTCGCACATCATGGCCTAGCATCAGCTTTGGATTGAGCAGCGTTTTCACCTCGATGCCATTTTGCTTGATCGTCGGCGCACCGATCATACCAGTCGATGGCGAGATCAATTCAATGCCGCCAGATAACGACTCATCCGGTTTCTTGGTGTAGAGCTTTCCATACTGAATCCACCATTGAAAACCAAATGAACGAGACAGCACGTTCATCTCGCGCGCCAACGGGCCATACAATACGACCGGGCGCTTACTGGCGGGCTCGCTGGGGACGCCTTTAATCTCGCCTTTCTCAACTTTGTGCTTCATCATTTCTTCTTCAATCGCGGTTTCCAATTGAAGCGGTGTCGAGCCCTCATCCTTGTTTTTTGAAATGACGCCCTGCCGATGTACAGTGCCGCCATCAGCAAACTCGATCAGCGTGACGATATCGGTACGATCACGATCATGGCGGAAATCCATGATCTGCCCCTTGCCAATGGTCGAGATGTTTCCTTGTCCACCCATATGCTCGCGGTGCCCGGCCTCGATCTCGATATCTGTTAATTCCTTGCCGATGGCGTTGCGATGCGAGTCGCTCAGATTCCAGATGCGTATCCGACCGGTTCCCGGAATGCCCTCTGTTTTCATTTCGATCTTGAACTCAATGCGCAAAGGCTCTTTCGAACGATCACCCGGCTCGCGGCCCACTTCGAAACCGCCTGCGAGTTTGACCCGCACTTCGCGCAACCATAGTCGTGTCATCCACTGCCTCCTGTGCCGCAGCTTCCAATTCTGCCGCGACTTTCGATCTTATCGCCAACGCTTCCTCTTCTGTCGCATGCACCAACCGCACCTTGTTCGTAGTGAAATTGTCGTAGTCCGGTTCAGAATTTGCTTCCCACATTGCTGCAACGAGCCGCCCGATATCAAGATCGTAGGCGCGCATCACATCCACGTCGGCTGGCAGCATGCGACCCGTGACTTTCGTGACACCATCCATGGAAATGTCCATGTACCAGCGTGAATTGAAATCGTTATAGCGCAGCGTAATCGTGCACGATCTGCCGTTCAGCGTGCAATTGAATGTTTGCAGCTTGCTGGGCAGGACCGGGTACCAACGAACTGGAACCTGCATCACGCCCCCCAGATTGATTGCGATATCTGATAGGGGACAGACCCGGTATCAACTTGCGACGGCGCTGCGCCACGACCATCGCCAGCAGCACCACCGCCCGCGCCTTGACCGCCGCCTCCACCACCACCATCTGCCTGACCACTCTCGACAATGATCACTTGCTCAAGATCACAGTCGAATTCGAGAATGGTCGAATTGCTTTTGTCGCGCTCGACATTGATTCGCTTGATCAGCATGTCCCGATAAATGTCGAGCCCACTGATCACAACGAACGGCTCTTTCATCTGCTGAATCGCGACCATGGCCTGATAGGCCATCGCAACGCGCGTGCCCGGAAAAGCATAGAGCAGCGTCGGGTCCGTCGAGAAGCTGTCAATGGCTCCATGAATGCGCAACTGCGCCGGTTCGACATAGGCGTGATCGGCCACGTCTGCACCAAGCTCGACCGGATTCTTGGTGATCGCAAGCTCGCGCGTGTGGCCTTCCTTCAAGACCACGTCCACCATGATAGGACCAATGAAACGCGGGAAAAAACAAACCATCAGCCCCCACCTCCACCTTATTCGCCACCAGTACCCATTTGGCCTTCGACTCCTTGGTACTGCGAATCGATATTTCCTGCTGCGCCCTTCCATTGGCTGTCAGGTTGCGGCTCAACACCACCGAGATCATCCCGCTTGTCCATTGTCGAGCCGAGCGCACCACCGACTGCGTCCGCAGCCTCGCGCGCGGACGCCTGCCCAGTGACGTTCTGATTGATCGTGATCGGTGCGTTGATGATCGAGTTGGCACCACCGCGCGCCCACGCAGGCATTCCGGCTGACTGCGCCTGCCACGCACCGAAATTGTTTACTGCTGTTGGATTATTCCAACCAGAACCGGGAGGAGCAATTCGTTTCGCCGCATCCAGCGCAGCCGTGTCAATGGCGCGACCGTTCCTGAATAACTCTTCGTGCAGATGAGCGCCGGTTGATCTTCTGTCTCTTGTGCCCGGCCCGCTTGGTCCAATTGTAGCGATCTGCTGACCTTCCTCAACACGTCCTCTGCTCACCTCGGGCGAGATATGACGATAAACACTGATCGACCCGTCATCGTTTTTAACGGTGACATCGCCGTACCCGTTGACACCTTGGATCACACCACCGAACCGCGCCTTGACGGGCGTGCCGACTCCACCCTTCCAATCTGTGCCAGCATGAAAGCGACCCCAACGCTGTCCTACCCGACTGTTGACGATGCCAGCAGCCGTGGGTGACGTGCCAACGCCCATTCCTCCGCTGACCCCTGTGCCAGCGACCGCAGCCTGTCCCTCTGCCACAGCAGCCGCAGTGAAAGCGTGCTCAGTACGGTCCTGCCACCATTTCGCCGGGCGTTCAAAATTGCGCGTGAGAATCGACATCGCCGCTCTGCGAGTTGCCGGGTCCGCGCTCATCAACGCTGCTCGTGACGGTGCGTAAGTCGGATCAGTCATCGCCTCGTGAATCATGTAGCGCGACTGCCCCTCCAGACTATCGCGCCCAAATTTGTTGGCACTCAACCATTCGAACATCTTGTTGCGCCGTCCAAGTCGCGCACCGTAGATGCCGTAGCCAGTCCCGGCGTCGTGCACCGTATTTGGATTCAGCCAGCTTTCCGCAATGGCCTGACCGGCCATCAAGTTGGCACCTTCTTTGGCCTTGTCCGCTGGCACACCCTCTTTGATGAGTTGATCTTCCATCGCCGCCTTGGCGGTTGCGATACGATCCGCAAGTGCACCGGTTGGTGCTGCACCATTACCGGGGCTGCCGGGACCGCCCGGCCCTGAATAACCGGGATCACCGGGCATTCTGCCTTTTGAATCTGGACCGCCGGGAGCGCCAGCTTCACCCGAAATCGCGCGGATCAATTCCTCGATCTTGTCAGTGACCTTCGTGAAGTAGCCTTCCTGCTCGATGGTCTGATCCTCAATGGCCTCGACCACCGGCTCAGCGTCCGCTGCGGGCGTGCCAGCGCGCATGCGCCGAGCGCCGCTGATGTCGGTTGACAGCGAACCGGGTGCTGGCACTGAGCCCGGCTTAGGACCGAGCAAACCACCGCCCCTCTTCCACCAGCTTCCCCAAGATTCTGAAGGTACAACTGCTTTCGGGTCTGTCAGTGGTGGCAATGTTGGGACGACAGCAGGCGGATTTTCTCCACGTCGCACGCCTGCGCCCCGCTCGTACCACTCGCGCAAATATTTTTCGACAGCAGGATCATCAGACGGTGGCATGGGTTGGGCATGGAATGCTTTCGGCGTTACCGCCTCCGAAAGCCTCTGATACCAAGGCTTTTTGTAATCGACCCGCCAATCCTCCAACGGTGCTGGCTGGATCGGCCCAACAAAGTCGGGCCCTTGTTGTTGACGAAGTGCTGTTACACGCTGCTGTTCGCGCGCTATTGCTACTTGTTCAGCCGCGATCTCGTGCGGAGTTCGCGCTTCTCCCCCCGATGCCTGTCTGAGTTGCCATAAACCTTTTAGTAACAGCCAAGTTTTCAGTATTCCAGATAAAACTAGGTTTATAGCTTCTAATGCTAGTCTGAGTGCGTTGAGCCAACCCGGCAACTCGTTCTCTTCTTCAATGGCATCGACAAAACGATGCCACGCATTCTCAGATTCGCCTGTGTCTTTGTTGAAATCCGTGAATGTTTGCTTGAGTGTGGCAAAGGCCTCCTTGATTATGCCGACAAAAGATGTCTTGGGTACTTTATCCAGCCAGTCGAGAAAAGCACCTGTGATCGATTTGCGTCCCTCGGAATACGCACGCAGATCATCAAGCGCCGCAACAAACCCAGCTATAACCGTAGCGATGCGCGTTATCGGATTGCTTAGAGCGAGCAACAGAAGGAAGCCGCCGACAATCCCGATCTGCCAGCCTTTGTGCATGCCCATGCGGGTCAGCCACCGGCTGAGATCACCAAGGGCAGTGACAATCTTGCCTAGTCCCCACCAAATGCTGTCGAACACTTGTCCGAGATTGTGCGCCCATTGCACGATCCCTTGCCGGATGATCTTCTGGTTGGCGAGGTACCACTTCTGAAACATATCGAGGTACGACCGCAGCCATGGCACAAGCTCCATGGCCAGACGATCTTTCAGCGACTTGGCGGCATCACCCAATCTCGTAAGCTGGTCATTGAAAACAACGGCACCCTGCGCCGCATCCCAGTCCATCATCAAATTGTATTCGTGGAATTCCTTCTTCAGCTTATCAAGCTCTTTGCCGCCCATCTGCAACATCGTGATGGTCGAGCGCGACAGGCCGAGCTTGCTGGCAACATCAAGCTGTTTTGCTTTGTCCCAGTATTGAAAGTTGACCGCCAACTCGTTGAGCATCTCGGTGGCGGTCTTGGCGCGAACCTTACCGTCCTCACCGATCATCGTCGCGCGCATGCCGACTGACTTCAGCACTGCCGTCGCGCGACCGGACCCGCGCGCGGCCTCACCCATGCGCTGGGTCAGCATTTCCATTTCAGAATTGAGGCCAGCAATCGACCCACCGCTCTGTTTGGCGATGTAGCCCCACTCCTGCAACTCGCGGAAACCCTGCTTGGCCTTTCCCTTGTCGAAGATGCGTTCTGTCGTTTTTACCAAATCGTCAAATTCATTAGTGGTCTGCTTCACCGCAAGACCAATACCAGCCATCGACAAATTGACACCGAGTACAGAGCCTGCAACAGCCGTCACTGCACGCTTGGCACCCGTCACAATGCTTTCGAATGCGGTGCGAATCCCGCCGCCGAATTTACGACCCATCTCTTCGTATTGAGCCAGTGAAGCAGCCGTTTGCTTCGCCGTCTGGGTCATCTGAGCGGCAACCTGCTTGGAAGCCGCTTCGATATCCCTCAATTGCTCCTTGGTCAGCTTTACGTCCTGCTGGAAATCCTGCACAGATTCCCTGCTGCCGGGGGCAGTCCGAAACCCCAGCAAGGCAACAAGTTCTTCAATCACAGCCATGGCTACGCCCCGCGCTGCTTTGCAATAACGCGCTGCATCATCTCTTCTTTCAAATCGAGCGCCTCGTTCATGTCTGCCACATCATCGAGAGTCAGGTCATGCCCCAGCATGTCCAGCCACTTCGCCAATGGCGGCTCCGACATCACCGGTCGCCACAGGAACATCATGTCGTGAATGTTTGGTGCGATCTTTTCTAGCTCACCTTCGCTGACGAGAGAGTTGCCCGAAACAGACCGCTCTCCCCGACTGCGGAGTAAAAACTTCGGTAATTGACCTCTAATACCCACCACGCAACTTGCCATGCGCGTATGAGGTTATCTGCGAAGTGAACATCGAACACGATGTCCTCGTAGTAGCCGTGCTGCACGTTTTTGATTTTCACTTGCGAGATCAGATAGTGCACCAGTTGTTCAGCCTCGTCGGCATCGACATCTGTGAGAAACTTTCCAAACGCTATAATCGCTTGGCTGTCGCGTGCCTGCTGGTCCGGGTTCAACGAGGCAATGGCCGCGATCACCTCGGTGATCAGCGGCCCGGCAAGTTTGGAGATTCGCAGCAGCAAACGCTGTGCTTCTGTTGGTGGGAGATGTCGTGTCTGGAATGTCTCTTCGCCGAATTTTTTCTCTGCTGTGGCCACTGACTACCTCTTACTGTGTTCACTGTCGTCTCAATCGGAGGCCACACTGGCCTCCGATTCATTGCGTAGCCACCGGCTCAGATGGGCTTGTCGTAGATTCTCTCGGGTGCCGATCCCGGACGACGCACGGGATTCCACGTCCAGCATTGGCCGAACATGACCCAGTCGCGACTCGTGGCGTTCTTGCCATAGGCTTGCGTCGGCGAGCGAATGATCTGCGCGTGCGCAGAGTTGCCGCCCTCGCCACTGGTCGTGTCGCGCACCGAGATCGCGAACGGGGCCACCAGACCATTCTTGATCCGGTTGAGCTTGTTCTGGAGCAAGTGGTGCGCGTTGCTATACTCCTGAAGCTTGACCGTAAGGCGCACGCGCTCGCCCGGCACGAACGAGAGAATGCTCGCGCCGTCAGCGCCGACCATCACTGTCGCCGTATCTTCGAACGGCTCGATGGTGACAACGTCGTCGCCATCCCACACGCCCGTAGCCTCGCGGCCATCGATGATCAGCGCAACGCCGCCGAAACTGTAGTTGTTGAGACTGCAAGAAACCGACATGACTTAAACCTCCGTTCTTCGGTTGATGACGTGCGTGCCGATCAGAAGCGCATCGTGTAGTGGACGGTGACGTAGTGCAGAGCGCCAGCGTACCGGAACGTGCCCCGAATGTCGGGTGCGATACGATGACGCCGCTGTGCCTCTGGAATCTCTTCGACACGTTCGACCTCGAAGTCATAGGCCGGGAGCAACTCGCCCGTGTCCACGTCCTCGACGTCGGCGATCAGACCGGCGACGAACGCGCGCTGCATCACTGCTTCGCACGCGGCCACGATCATGTGCACGCCCGTGTTCGTGTACGGGACGCGCGCATTGTTCGCCAACACCGCGAGGATGCTCTCCTGCGTGCGCGCGATCAGCCAGTCTGCGGTGTGAATCTCATCGACAAACGCCCCGGAGAGCGTGTTGCCTTCCACCACCATATCGAGGCTGCCGATGTTGACATAGGTGTTGGCGAGATGGCCCTCGTCCGGGTCGAGCCCCAACTCAGGCACGAAGCCGGTGATCGCCTGCACCGAAGCCGATCCGAGATTGATGTCGTTGATCGTCGCGATCCGCTTGAACTTGAGCGTGTACGCCGTATTGACCTGATCGAAATTGCGCCGCGCAGCCCACGACGCCGCACCGATGGCGAGATACTTCTCCGGGTTGTTGTGCCACCACACCGATGTGCGCTCGTAAGCGCCACCCTTGTTGCGCGCGGCAACATTGGTGGTGTCCATCTTCTGCACCATCAGCGGGTCGTTGCTGTCGGTGAGGAATTGTTTGTTCTTCGTCTCGGTCCACTCGATAATGGCGTCGATGCTGGGCAGATCGCGGAATTGCTCCGTGTGCAACAGCCAGTACCAGTCGCCATCGTAATCGTAGACCGCATCAAGCTCGTCGGTCAGCGCATTGGCATCTCCGAGCGAGTCGAGATCGATGTAGCCGATCTTGACTTGCAGCGGGCGCGGGTTCTGCGAGAACGCGACCTGCATTGCCTGATAGGCGCTGTCGGCGGCATCCCAGTCATCCGCGACTTCTTCCATCGAACCATAGACCTTGGTCCGAACCGTTGCGTTGATGGGGTACGACGCACTGTCACTGTCAGAGGCGAATGACAGCGGCACAAGAATCAGCGGCGTCCCAAACCCTTCTCGGGTTGGAAACCGGTCCTGCCGCGTCACAGTCACGCTGACGATACGCGAGATAGGAAGCTTGGCAACCATGATATCCTCCGTTGCCCGGTGTTGGGCGACTAGCGCAACTGGTCATCAATACTGTGGGCTCTGAGGGTACGAGAACGGATACTGCCCGCCG